ATAGCAGATTGACCGTACCTGCTAGATCGTCCTGAGCTGATGCCGTTAAAACGTCACCTGCCGCCCAGTTCGCCTTTGTTGGGAAACCTACTGCCATGACTTACTCCTTACCAACCTAGTGTGTTTGTATCGAGAACGCCGTATAAAGATGAGGAAAGAATAAAGCCATCGACTATTGGCTCGGACGTTGTAAAGGAAATGTCGAAGGTGTTTGGTGTGATCTTGTAATTTGACCCCATAACCTGCAAAGTTTTGATAATGGTCGAGCCGTTGGACTGAACGTTTTTGATGTTGACCGTGTTGAAATAGTCCAGGGTGAGAGCTGCGGTAATTCCAGCATCGTAGTTTGGGGTCGTCAGATCGAGGCTGATTTGGTCGATTCTGATGGTCGTATCTTTACGCGTGGCCACATAGATCCGCGAGACATTGAGCGCATCAGCATCGGAATAGCCGACCACATTGGATTGCTGGACGGTATGAGGAAAGTATTGGGCGATCGAAGCTGCGTTGGAGACGTTTTGAGCCGTGCCGCCAATATTGGTGGTTGTGCATTGATTGACCACAAGCTTGTCATCGTGAGCAAAGGTAATTCCTGCATAAACGATCGCTGAACCGTCATTGGCGAAATAGGTGATGGGAGCTGCGCCGTTGGTTTTGGTGACGTTGGTGCGGCTCTTGAACGTGGCATAACCGTTGGACTCGATGAAGAACGCACCCTGTTCGGCATATTCCACGTTCTTCATGGCATTGAGAGCTGTGCGTTGGGTTCCCGGATCGGTTTGAACGAGGTTATCGCCTGTATCGATGTTGCGAAGCCCTGATGGGAATGAGAGGTTATCCAAGATCGTGTTGATGCGCTGGCCTGTTGTTTGCCCTGCCGTGCCGCCTGTAATGGTAGAAATCGATGACATGGCGAAAAGCCTGAACGCATCGGCCACCTGTAGATCGACATAACCCACGCTCATAGTCGTAGGAAATGAGTATTGATAGGCGTTAATGTATCCGGCGAATAGCGGCCTAGTCGTGCCGGAGTAGGTGGTCTGCACGGTAATTTTCTTATTTGGTGTCAGATAGCCGTAGTATGGTGATGAAATGTTTTGAGGATTCCACCAACCTTTAGGGTCGTAAATTCTAATTAAACCGTTATTGGACTGGAATTGATCCTGTTGCAGCTGATAGCCACCTGAAATTTGAATAAGGGCAACCTGCGAGGAAACGTCAACGATGTTGGATGCGCCTGAACCTAAATAGTTGAAATCTAATCGGCCTTTGGTTGCGTCATCGAGTGTAAAAACGTTTGTGCCGACAGGAAAGGTAGGGGAGTTGCCGAAGTCAACAAGGGTTGTGACCGTAATTGGATAAGCCATTACCAGCCGCCAGCATAATTTCTTTGGAATGAGCTAGGAATGCCGGAAGCCGATTGATCTACTTGAGCGCTGGTAATTGCATTACCCACGGCCTGACCATTGAGATTAACCGTCACATTGACCCCAGCTTGATAATCGCCAATAGTTGATGCGCCATTACCCGGATTAGCATAAAGTCCATTGTTATTGGCTTTTGATAAATAATCGCCAATAGTCGACACGCCTGATCCGGGTTGAGCGTATAGATTATTATTAGTCATTCCTGACAAATAATCGCCAATAGTTGACTCGCCTGCACCTGGAATTACAAATGGTGCAAGATCTGTTGATGGAGTAACCGCGTTACTGGAAACTCCGTTTGATCCTGTCGAAACGGTATTTACAGTAATTGTGACAGTTTTATCTTTGATCGCCGCAACTGCATCTTCAATAGATTTAATTTGAGCCAAAGCTGCGGAAGTTGCAGGCGGCCAATCTTTGAAAGGATCTTTGGCAGTTGAAAGTTTGCCGATTGTGCCATCAACGCCCATAACCAAATCATTTGCAGCCAGTACCTTTTGAGACAAAATATTAGCTTGATCAGCATTTCCGGTAATTATTGCTCGTTGCAATAAAAGAACATCTGTGACCTGTTGGGTTTGTCCTCGTTGCAACGCCGCTTGGATTTCGATATTTTGCATATCGGTCGTGTTGCCAGCCAATTTGAGGCTAAGGGAAGCTTGATCGAGTTTTAACTGTTTAGCCTTTTGATCGGTAATGCCTTTTTGTGCGGCTAAAGCATCGGCAGCTTGTTTTTTAGCAGCTGCGGCTCGTGCGTTATTGGTTGCTGTGTTTTGATATTCGCCAAGAGTTGATCCAGTTGCGCCTTGCAACGCAGCTTTAGTTCGAGAGTCTGCACCCACTTTTTGCAGTTGACCCAAAATGCTATTTTTAAAGGAAAATCCAAGAATTTTCCCAAGCAAGCCACCGGACAAGGCATTTACTTTGGAAACGATGGAAGCAATATCGCCGCCGACTATTCCAATTCCTCGCACGATGTCTGCAACGTCCATCGCCACAGAATGCATAGAATCTTGGAATTTTGTTAAATCTCCATTTTTAGATAAAGAAGTAAATGCGTCAACAATTCCAGAGCCAATAGTAATCTTAAATTCTTCAAATGAAGTTTTGAGCCGTGCTATTTTGCCTGAAAATGAGTCGGCGGCCGTTGCAGCATCGCCTTTAAAAACCGATGCGAGATGTTTTTGGATCGCAAGAAAATCACCAGTTTTGATTTCCGCTTTGGTGATTCCAGCGCCCAATTTACTGATCGCAGCGAAATTACCCCCGTAGGCTTTGGCTAAAGCGGTTGTGACAAGGGCTAGATCCTTTCCAGTACCAGCTGAAACATCGAGGCCTAAATTCAAAAGATCCTGAGCTTTTGTAGCGTCACCTGTGGATCGAACTAAAGTGTCAAAAGCATTTCTTAAATCAGTTTTGGCGATGCCGTTCAAATCTGAAAGTTTTGTAATGAAATTTTCAACAGGCACATTTTGAAAAGCAATTCCAAGATTGCCCAAAGTATTTGACAAGATTTTCGCAGACTTTTCATCTGCCGCAAAAGCCTCAACCGAAGCTTTACCAAATGCAAGGATTTTTTGCGCGGCAAAAGTCGCAGCAAAAGTTTTAGCAAGTTTTTTAGCCGTTTCTCCAAGTACGCCCATATCCTTTTCGGCGTTTTTGAGGTTTTGTCTGCCCTTATATTCGGTGATTATGTCTACATTGATTTTTTGACTCATGCGGCATCCCTAAACACTTGAGCCTCGGATCGTCTAGCGAATTGAACGATCGTGGCATTTACGGCCTTGTAGACATGGCTTAACGCTTTACCCTGATCTTCATTCCATGCGCGATAGAGGATGCGACCACGCAGCTTGCCTTCGCCAGCCATTCGGCCGCCCATAGAGTTGATGAAATGCAGACCAGCATCAGGGTTGCGAGAATGTGAATAGTCATGGCTTTTATTCTTCGGATTCCATGGCTGACCAGCTGGATGCTTACGACCTGCCGTCTCCATAATCGCCCCTGCGGCCGTGATATTTTGGAGCTGGTAATAGGTGACAAAACCGTTTCGATTGGGCTTTGTACGGCCGATGTGAACCTTTATGCCGCGTTTAGCGATACTGCTATTGAATCGTGGAAAATGACCTACGGCCTTGAACGCACTCGTTTGTGCATTGATTTTGCGACCTGCGGTTTTAAGCATCCAATTACTTAATCCGGGCAAGGTTGCAGGGATGTAGCTTTGAGCTTTCTTTTGGACAGGCGTTAAAGCTGCTCGAACTTCTTTGTTAAGGTTTTTGGCAAGATCCGGCTCGAACTTACGCATAGCGGAGAGAGTTTCAGCGAGGCCTTTTATTTCGACTGGCAATTTCGGCCTCCCTTGCATCTCGTTGGAAAACCTCGAGGATCGCATTGATCATCGTGGAATCCATATCTATAAATTCCCGAGGCGCGATCCCTGTCCTCACGGCTAGCGTGGCTATGAGATGAGTAAGAGAATCGCGCTCAATTAGTTTGGGCTTGAGTCATCCAACACTTCGACCTTCGCCAAAGTGTCAATAAACTTTTCTCCAAAGAGAGGAACATCTTCTTCCTTGCTTAGACATTTCCAAGCCAGCCAATAGATATCACTCTGCTTTTGATCTTCTTGAAAGGCTCTCGCGAACCCTTTTTTTGCATATTGCTCGAAGGCGTACTCAATCGACGGTGTTAGCTTGTGCTCTGTTACGTCGCCGTTCGCCCTTGTGATTACTAGCTTCGCCATTCTTTTATCCTTTGTTAGTTTTTACCATGTGCCAGTAGTGGCAACGGTGATCGCTCCTGAAACTGTGAAGGTAAGTGACTGAACTGCAACATCGCCGACCTTGCCTGCGACTGGTGTGAGCTTGTTTACGAGTACGAGTCCTGAGTAAAGAGGATTTGTAGCCGAAACTGTGCCAGTTGAAGGAGTGCCAGGAGTTGTGGTCTGCAAGATCTTAAACTTCGCGTTAGTGCCTACGAGAGTGTTAAGAGTTGTCATAACCTGAGCAGTTGCATCATCGTTAAGGAAATCAACCGAAATGGTTGAAGATTCAAGTCCTGCAATAAATGAGTGACCTGTTGCACCCATCGCAGTTACATCTAGCTCATCAAACTGTCGGTTGATTGTTAGTGAAGTAACGTGGTCTGTAAGGTCTACATAAGTTGTACCGTCTGTAGAGATCTTGAACCCGGCGTTATTTTGGTAGAAAATTGCCATTGTTATACCTCGGCTTTCGTTGTGTCTGTTGGTGGTGTTACTGCGGCTGCTACTGGTGCAGGGTTAACGACAGGAGCGGCCGAGGCTGCGCCTGATACGACCTGACCGATGAGAGTCAAGAAACGTAATTCTTCGGGTGTGTAGTCCATGATTAACTCCAAGTTGAAAGGATTGAGATCGACATTTCTGACATCAGCATTTGACCAGTCTCGTTAGGGCTGACTGTCGGAGCTGAAATTGATTGCACTTTGACATTCAGACCCGAAGCTGCGAGCTGTTGAAACACGGCTACGATGAAATTCTCGATGTCGATGAGATTTCCATTGTTGTCGAATAACGGCACGATCATCGTGATTCTGAAATTTACTTGTGGCGAGATAGATGAATATTGATTGTTTTGTGGATCGATGTATGGATCATCCGGTGAAACGATGACTGAATTGGCGATAGGGCTGGCCGGTGGAAAGGAAAAGACCGACCAGACCCCATCATTCGATAAGGCCGTAGCTAAAGTTGACCGAAGCGTTGTGATCGCGGTTGTCATTATCCGACCATGCTTCGAGGTGAGGTATATGGAGCGATCAAGCCGCGAACGCGAGCCATCAACGTATTACCCATGCGATAAGGCGATGGAGAAAAGTCAGGGGATATGCCGCCAGCTGAAGATTGTTGACGAGCTTGCCAAATATCAACTGCAAGCATCATGGCAGCTTCGCGCACGGCTGGCGTTGAAGCGTAAGAAGCATCTTTGGTATCGATGCCGGAAGCCGTGCCGTACGGCACGATTAAATGATAATTGTCATTGGCCGCAGTAAGGTTGAATTGCACAAGCTCATAACCGCGTGGAAAGTTGTACTGAGACCATGGAAAGAATGGGAAGAATGGGAATGATCCCGAGCCATTTGTCCAAGGCCATGTGGCCGTAACGGTATGAGCTCCGTTATATGTCGATCCGCAATTTGTCAGGGTAATTGTTTGACCAGTAGTAAATCCGACCTGCACCGACAAAACGGCATAACCAACATTGTTATATGTGGCGACTGCTACGACAGGGTAGGAGTTAAACCAAAGATACGAATTAAGGAGATCCTGAGCAGTCTGGCAGACTTCCTCGACTATGGAATCGGCATAGAGAGTACCAATACCAAGATTGGCTTTTAGTTCTGCACTCGTTACATAAGTAGCGGCCATGTCAGGATCTCCTTTCGTTAGTAAGCCCGAGAGCGGCAAGGGCGACCAAACCGCTCACGGATATTGATTAGATGAGGTTGAAGCGGCGAACGCCAGCAGGGATCAAGACCTTGCCTGCGCCATAACCGTAGATTGCAGTCTGAACAGACATTGATGAAACCACGTTAACTGAGAAGTAAGCCTGAGCAGATTCCCACCATTGAACGGTTTCAGGTGCAATGATGAATGCTGACTCGTCTATGAGACCAGCAGTTACGTTCTTGTCAACGTAGAGATCAAGTCCGAGGACATTTCCCTTGATTGATGTTGGACGAGATTCACCAGCTGCGTTCCAAGGCTGGATCGCGTTGTAGATAGGGCGACCAGTTGTATCAACTGCGCCAATCAGGGTGCTCCACCAATTTGTGTTGGTGACGATGTTCGATGCAAAGTATGAAGATCCTGCATAAGCCGCTGGAGCTTCTGTTGAGATGTAGGAGATCAATCCGGCAGAAGTTCCGGCAGTTGTAGCTGCCTGAGTTCCCTGAGATGTGAGGATTGAGATCAACGCTGAGTCAGTTGCGAGCAAGTATGCGCGCTCAAGCTGAATAGCAAGCTGATCGAAGAAGATTGGATCTGAACGCTCGAGAAGTTCGAGTGAGATTGTCTGTTGTCCAGCGTATTTGTTGACGGTGACTGACTCGTAAGCCGATGTCATCGGAGTATCGCTAGGAGCGCCTGATTCAGCTGTTGATGCAACAGTTGGAGCAGTTGAAGAACCGCCGCCAGCTGATGTAACAAGTGATGGAATATTTATTGTCATTCCAGAAGCCGGCAAGGTGCCTCGACTGACGGCATCAATAGCAGGTCTGCCAAAATTCGTATTGCTTACAAAATTTGAAAGATACTGAATAGGGTTGAACGCAGGGTTAGTGCTCATTGTGTCTGCGGCTGTTACATATTGAGGATCTTCTGATGCTGAAATCCAAAGCTTTGACTCTTCGTTTCCGAGAGCTGCCTTGATCTTATGCTCTGTGTACTTACCCTTTGAGGTAATTCCATGACGGACTGTTGATGAGATGTAAGGGGTTGAAGCCTTAATCGTTGGACGTGAGGCCTCTGATGATGCCTCGGCTGTTGCGGCTGGTGTCGCTTCGGACATCGTGGCCTCGCTTTCGGTAGTGGTTTCGGTTTCTTCCAAAGCCTTCTCAGCTACCTGAATTGATTTCAGGGCATCGACCGCATCGGAAATCTTTTGTATTTCTTGATCTTCCATTTCTTCTAACGCTTCTTCGGCTGCATCTTCGGAATCGCCAGCTGCGGCCGCTACAGATGTAACGACTGCCGCGCTAAATGCCGGAGTTTCGACAAGGCTGACTTCGCGAAGAATCGCTTTTTGCACATACAAAGTTCCATCTTTTCCAGGCTGTGATGCAACGACATCGACACCAACGGAAAGGCCATCGAGTAATCCTTCGGCCGCTTTAATTAAATAATTTTCGCCATCGCGTGATGCGCTGACCTTAAATGTTCCATACATAGCATCCGCAGTATCAGTAAGAGATTGAGCACGGCCAATAACTCCCGATGCAGTTTGTTCATGTTGCGCGAGCAACTTTATTTTGGATGTATTCGGTACTTGGATCGAACCGCGCTCAAAGATAACCGCACCGGCGCTTGTGTTACCAACTACGCCATAAGGTACGACTACGCCTGAAATGATGCGGCGGCCGGAATCCGCAGCTTCAATCGGGCTACTAAATGTTAGGTGCTGCATTTTTTACTTCTCCACTTCCATCGGGTGCGAGACCTTCCATGGCCTTCGCTTGATCGAGATTAATTAGACCGAGAGTGAGAAGCTGCTCGGTGACTTGTAGTCGGACGGTTGGATCTGCGCGTAAAAATGTTTCATCGACTGCAAAACGAATAACCTGACCGCGTGGCGTAATGTCATCCATAGATAAACGAGCTTCGATGGCCGTAATAAATGGCGCGAGAGAATATGCGAAGAATTCTTTGCGGCCGTCAAGAATATTTTGATAGGTCATGCCGCGGAATGTTTCAGCATCAACTAAATAAGCAGGCACATTACAAGCGCGTGATAATTCAGTTGCCAAATATTGTTTGGCTTCGTTATACATCATGTCTTTTGGCGCAAAAGAAATAGGATTAAAATCTAAGGTGCTTGTGAGATATGCAGTGCCTTTAGATTGACGAGCCGCTTTCCATGCTGCCAAAATTCCCTGCACTTGTGCATCCGGTAAATCTGCTCCGGTGTTTTTAATGTAACCGGACCCCATTGGAGTTTGTGCAGCGATAGCCGCTGCCTTTTCAATATCGATTGCAGCACGGATCGTTGATTGCGCTTTGTACAGTAATCCTTGATCAAGTGCTTGAAATGTAACAAGTGATCCGATACCTGACATCGGTAAGCGTTCGCCGTTGATCATGTAATATTCGACCTCGGTGTTGTACTGATTATATTTAACGGTTACGCGATCGTTCTGCACCCATTCAAATCGAGCTGGGCGACCATCCTCTTTGTACACTTCCGAAATGCGCCAGTAAGCAACTCCATATACCAAAAGTGAATCAACAGTCCAAGATATTGTTACCGCTCGAGGTTGGCGCTCATCGGGTTGATCAACCCACACCATATTGGGAGTCTGTTCACCTGTAGCTTTCAAATATGTGTTCAAAGGAATTGTTGCAATAGTGCCAGCAAGTAAATTACGGCAACGCGAAATTGTTGGAACGCTCATCGCATCTTGTCGCAAGATTGAATTGGCGTAATTGTTGTAACCGCCAGTTAAAGATTGATTCCAATAATTGCCGAAAGGTTGATCCATAACCGCCGGAGCGAATTGACCTTTAATTTCTGATTTCGGGGTAGGCGCATCGACCCTTTGACCAAAAAGGCGTTCGCGTAATCCCATGAGCGAAAAGTCTCACGAGTCAAGCATCAAAACGGCGTTTCGCCCTAAATGTCGAGGCGCTTTATCCGGCAATAATTTGAGGTACTGACAACGGTTTGAGCAGCTCATGGACGATCATGGCCGCCGAAATAGGGGCTGAAATGTCGCCAGCTGACTGCCGTTTCACAATTCGCCAGCCCGAGTCATTGGTCTTGGCCGCCACATTATTCATTTGGTTGATGAACTCATCTTGGCCGTTATGGACAACCCGATCATTGACCAGAGCATCAAGCAGATCAGCGCAAGCGGTATAAAACTGAGATCCGGAGATGTCCACGCAGTTTTGACCAGCATGGGAGAGGCGATCGGCGATCGAAGCCGTGGCGTATTTGTCATAACAGATCTGCCTAGGGTTGAAATGGTCTGCCCATTTTTTAATGCCTGCGGCGACCTTAACATCGTCTACTGACAACTGGCTCGACCACATTTCGAGAATTCCAATCCCGATTTTGCCATCCGGCATAAGTTGTCCGGCAACGAGTGAAGCATTTTTACGGCTAGGGGAGACATCGAACCCAAAGACCGTGTAGACACCTTGCGAGAGCTTCAAAGTCTTGTCGGATGTAGCCTCGAGGATTCCATACGGCCATGGCGATTGCAGGGAGTCGATCCATTGGCACAATAGCTCGGTGCGAGTGGCTTCCGGTGAGGATGTGGAGATCGCTTCTTCCAAAGCTTCTTTGGTGATCGTGTATCCGAGTGCTGGATTGGCCATCGCCACATTTCGCCAAAACTTTTCCGAGAAATCGATCTTGGTATAAGGGTTGGCTGAATATTCATAAAAGCCAAAGCTCTGTGGCGGATTTCCAAGGGCATTTTCGCGCATATTGTTAAGCACCGTACTAAACGCATCGCCAGCGTTCGAGGTAAAGAGCGCCTGAGAGTTAGGCCGTGCTCGAGTGGTCGGGGTAGCAGCTCTGAACGCATCTTCTTGGATCTCTCGAAGCTCATCGATATACAGGAAATCAGCCGTTCGACCGCGTGAGCCGTCTCGAGTAGCTGCAACGACATCGAGGCGATGCCCATTCTTGAGTTCGATGGATTCTGACCCATTGGCGAAGCGAATTGATCGGGTTTTCTCTTTGAGAAATGAATTAGCTTCAACAATGTATGCGATCTCTCGAAAAGTCGTCAAAGCCATGGCTCGGTTTTGCGCCATCATCAAAACATTTTTTGAATCAAAACAATACAAGTGCGCGAGGATCAACATCCGCGCAAGGTGAGTTTTACCGGACTGACGAGCGACCAAAACCAACGAGGATTTGCGTATGAATAGTCCTTCTTCGTCTACAGAAAGAAGATCGCGGCAGATAAATTCCTGCCATGGCAAAAGCGGCATTCCGATCTTGATCGCTAGCTCGATGACTTGATCCGCTTTGGATTCTGTCTCCAAAAGCTTTGAATGAAGCCTCGGTTTTGATTGCCCCAGTAATGGCTCTGTACGCGCCTGTACGCTATCGGGTGCGCTCTTAATCATTTATGGTGGCAACAGGTGAGATCGGGGCGCTGGAGTGCGTTAAAGGGGAGAGATTGGTCAAT